TGTTCCAACTACTCGTGGATGGAAACATTGGGCAACATCTGAAATTTTACTAAACAAGACGTTCACACAAGAACAGATTGATGAGTTTTACGGAGTAACAACTAAAGCTGAACCAGAGGTAGTTGCTGTACCTGAGGAAGCACCATCTGAATTAGACGCAATGTCTAAGAGAGAGCTTGAAGCTCTTGGCAGAGAACATGGTGTTGAATTAGATAGACGCGCTTCTAAAAAAGTTCTAGTTGATCAAATGAAAGATATATTAAACGTCTAAATAGGTACAAAGGCCTATTGGAGTTGCTATGATTAAACTGACTGAAGAGAACCTTCATCTCTACGCTGCTAAGCATTACTATAATCCAAAGTATATTGATGCCGAGGAGTTTACAGAAGAGTTAAAAAGGTTTAAGTATATAAAGAGATTATTTAATCGTTATATTGAGACTGGTAAATTATCTGAACGACTAATACTTAATCATCTTGTGATTATGTTTAACGTTTTTGGTATGGAAGCAGGTTTAAATATCTTAGAACTGAAATTGCATGAGAAGCATTGGGAACTAATTAACCCGTTCCTTGTGTTTCTTAATGCAGTTCCTAGTCATGAAGACATTGAAATGAATCAAATAGTAGTAGATGCACTAAGGAAAATTTAATGGGTATTTTAAAACGTGCTGGTGATCTAGTATATACCTTTAGGTTCTTAAAATTGTTAACAACAAGTTTTAAAGACACTGAAGCATTTAAACTAGGTATCATCGATGAAAAAGGCAAGAAGCTAAGAAAGCCTGAGTCATCAGAAGATAAAAGTGCGTATACTCCTTTCAATAGGTTAGTGTATAATATAAAGAAGTTAATACCTGGTGGTAAGCTAGGTTCATATGCTAGTGCATTGTATATGATAAAAGAGCATTTCTCTATATCAGAGAACAAGATACAAGAGGCTCTCCAAGAGGTAGGAGTAGATCACCTAGATTTACTAACAGAGAGCTCTCAATGGTTTGTACTAGACGATGGAAGAATGTCTCCAGGTAACTATAAAGTATCTGCAGACAAATTATTAAATGTCTCTATGGATGAGATAGTTAAAAGAAAAGATACGGTTATAGCAAACGAAGAATGCTATCCAGTTGGTAATATATTTGGTATTGATGTATATGAAATGACACACAGAAATACTAATCAGAAGGTTTATGTTACTGTAGAGGAGCTTTTAATATGAAGGAAAACTTTAAAGACGGAAAGAATCCTCAAGATAAAGGTGATAGTGTTAGACATGGCATTCCAAAGAAGTCATCTATATCAGCTCTTAAGAAGATTCGTTCTTCATCTACAGCAAGTAAACGTAAGAAACAATTAGCACATTGGCAGATTAATATGCGTAAAGGTAAAACAAACGAAGATGCAGCAGCTGTGAATACAGGATCTATTCCTAATCCAGCTACTACAGTCATGGGTAAAAAACCTAAAGAGATAAATGTAACAGATCGTAGACGTAAAAAAGGTACAACTGTATTACTGAAACGATTTAGAACCTATATGGACTCAGTAAAATAATGGCTAAGCTATACTTAATTCTATTTCTTGCTACGTTAATGAGTGGGGTCGGTTATGCTGGCTACAGTTATTATATGTGGTCTCAAGAGACTATGAATACATTACGTGAAAATAATGTAAAGTTAAAGTCAGCAGCAGAGACTCTCCAAGCAACTGTAGAGAAGATTACTGCTGATGCAAAGAAGAACGAACAACTAAATAACGATTTAACCAAAAGATTACAGCAATCACAGCAGCACTTAGATAAGCTAAGAGGTGTATTTGCTAAGATCGACTTGACTATGGAGGCATTAACAAATGCACAAGGACTTGAAGACAGAGTTAACAATGCCGTCAATAAACTTATTGGGCGGATCCAAAAAGAGACTACTCCTCCTAGCGACACTTCCGATGTTGCTGACAGCGTGTCTGGGGAGGCCTCCTGAGCCTTCTGTTGTAGTACAAACTAAATATCAAGAACAAAATATCCCTATCCAAGAGAGACCGAAAGCTGTTGACTTTCCTCCTGTGGATTGGTTTGTGATTACAGAAGAGAACTTAGACGAAAAGCTAGCTGAGATTGATACTAAGACTGGCAATGTTGTTCTATTTACGATCACACCAAAAGGTTACGAGAATCTAGCTATCGGTATAGCTGATCTACGTCGCTATCTTAAGGATCAACAGGCTATCATTGCTTATTATGAAGAAGCATTAGAAGAGCCTGAACCTGAAACTACACCAGAAGAAAAATAAATAAAATATTTTTTCAGAAAACTGGGAAATAACAGTTTCACAGGACCCGAAAGTAATATATAATACACTAACAACATAACAATCCCTATCATCCTGTTCGAAAATATGTTCGTACGGGCATGAATTTTTTATCCCGAGAGGTCCAATTAATGCTAAAAGTCGTTCAATCAAATCGCGAAGTCGATACAAGACATGTCATGTCACAAGCCAAGTTCTACGAAGGGTATAGTAGGTGGGATGATGAAAAAGAACGATATGAATCTTGGGACGAATCTGTATCACGTGTGATGGAAATGCATCGTGGCTTCTATGCTGAGAAAATGTCTCCAGAATTATCTCTATTGATTGACGAAGCAGAAGCAGCATATAAACTTAAGTACACTCTCGGTGCTCAACGTGCATTACAATTCGGCGGTGATCAATTACTAAAGCATCAGATGAAAATGTATAACTGTACATCAACATATGCTGATAGACCAAGATACTTCTCTGAGTTACTATACATTCTATTATGTGGTGCAGGTGCTGGCTTCTCAGTACAAAAGCATCATGTAGCTAAAATGCCAGATCTACAAGAACGTAAGAAGCAAGCTAAAGGTTGGGTAGTAGAAGACTCAATTGAAGGTTGGGCTGATGCTCTTGGTGCTCTTATGTCATCATACTTTGTTGGCGGAGGTCAGTTTCCAGAAGTAGAAGGACGTAAAGTTTACTTCGATATTAACCAAGTCCGTCCTAAAGGTGCAATGATAAATGGAGGCTTCAAAGCCCCAGGACCTGAACCGCTCCGCAGGGCTCTCGATAAGATTGAGCACCTAATACAAACTCGTATCTTAGCTGGCGAAACTCGTCTACGTCCTATTGATGTATATGATATCTCTATGCATGCAGCTGATGCTGTACTTGCTGGTGGTGTTAGACGTTCTGCTACTATTGCTTTGTTCTCATACGATGATAATGAAATGATGACAGCTAAAACAGGTAACTGGTTTATGGATAACCCACAACGTGGTCGTTCCAATAACTCTGCTGTAATAGTACGTGATGAGATTAGTAAAGAAGACTTCTCTAAGTTTATGAGCTCAATCAAAGAGTTTGGTGAGCCTGGATTCTACTTTGTAGAAGATAAAGACTTCACAACTAACCCTTGTGTTGAGATTGGCATGTATCCTCAGATCGATGGTGAGTCAGGATGGCAAGGATGTAACTTAACAGAGATCAATGGCGGTAAATGTAAGACACCAGAAGAGTTCTATAAAGCTTGTCGTGCAGGCGCTATTATGGGTACTCTACAAGCTGGTTATACTGAGTTTAATTACCTGTCAGAAACATCTAAGAAGATCTTTGATAGAGAAGCATTGCTTGGTGTATCTGTAACAGGTTGGATGAACAATCCAGAAGTACTATTAGATGCTGATATTCAACGAGAAGGTGCTGAGATTGTAAAGCAAGTAAACAAAGAAGTAGCTGCTCTTATCGGTATTAATCAAGCTGCTCGTACTACATGTGTTAAGCCTTCTGGTAATGCTTCGGTACTACTTGAAACTGCATCTGGTATTCATGCTGAGCATTCTGCTCGTTATATTCGTCATATCCAACTTAACAAAGAGACAGAAGTTGCTCAGTTGATTGCTAAGACTAATCCTTATATGGTAGAAGAGTCTGTATGGAATGCTAACAATACAGATTATTGTGTTGCTTTCCCAATCATTGCTCCAGAAGGTTCTTTGTTTAGAGATGAACTATATGGTACTGACTTATTAGAAAAGGTATCACTAGTACAGAATAACTGGGTAGAGGCAGGGACAAACGTGGATCTCTGCGCTGATGCACGTATTAGACATAACGTTTCTAATACTGTAACTGTTATGCCTCATCAGTGGGCTCAAGTAGAAGATTATGTTTATAAGAATAGACATTCATTTGCTGGTATATCTTTCTTAGCTGGTATGGGTGATAAAGACTTTAACCAAGCTCCAATGACAGAAGTACTTACAGAAGATCAGATCGTTAATCGTTATGGTAAAGCTGCTTTGTTTGCATCTGGGTTGATTGTAGATACTCGTAAGAATGGTTTCCGCGACTATGGGATGCTACTATGCAAGCTCAAACACCTGCTGAGTATCGTGGAGAAGTATCTGATCTTAATGCTGAATGGATTCGTCGTTTCAAGAAGTTCGCAGATAACTACTTCATGAATGACTTAAAAGAAGCAGAGTATTGTCTTAAGGATGTCTTCCTGCTACATAAATGGACTAAGGCACAACAGAACCTGTCACCTATTGACTTTGTATCTCAGCTAGAGATTAAGAAGTTTACTGATGTAGATACGATTGGTTCAGCAGCATGTGTTGGCGGTGCGTGCGAAATAACATTCTAAGGAGAAGGAATGGAAGAAGAATATTGGACTGAGTGTGCTGCCTGCGATACAGAATCGCAGGTGCTAGTATTAGATAGCGAGGAGACTCCATTGTATTGTCCCATGTGTGGAAGTCCAATGCAGTTTACAGTGCTAGAAGAAGAGTGATAAATAATCCCATCGAAAGGTGGGATTTTTTTTATGTGGACATATAATGATAATGAGTATGACGAGACGCCAGAAGAGTATCAAGGCTTCGTTTATATTATAACAGAACTAGATACTGATAAGAAATACATTGGTAAGAAGTTTTTCTGGAAACCCAAGACATTACCTGTTACAAAGAAGCGCAAAAGACGTGTTAAAACGCGTGTAGAGTCCGACTGGCGTAAATACTATGGGAGCTCTAAAGAGGTGCAGCAGCTATTGGAATTGAAGGGCTCAGATAGCTTTAAACGTGTGATACTACGATTATGTAAAACAAAGGGTGAATGCTCCTACTTTGAAGCTAAATATCAATTTGACAATGACGTGTTGCTTCGCGACGATTTTTACAATGAATTTATAGGGATAAAAATTCATTCTAAACATTTACCTAAAGAGTACCGCATCTCCTCTTAGCACTAATTGACATCTTAAGTTTAGTTTCTTCTGTATTTTTTCTACCTCTGTGTGAAGCTGCTCGTTTATCTTTTGTTTCTTGGGATTGTTTACGGCCACGCAACGTTTCTGATATCTTACGCTTAGTTTCTTCTGACTTAGGTCTTCCTGTTAGCCATGCAGAGTTGCTAGATTTCTTACCATTTCGTCTACCATTTTCTCTTTGGAGTTCTTTTATTATCTCTTCTCTTCCTATCATCCCAGATAACCCTTTCCAAGCCAGTTTATCTTCTAGCTTACCATGCTGTTCATACAACTTACGATGAGCTTCTGCATGTTCTGGTATAGTTAATTCAATAAGATTAGACTCATCATTAGATCCTCCCATATGTTTAGGGATAATATGATGTTTGTGATAAATAGTCATAGCTGGAAATTCCTTTTTGTTTCTAGTGTGTATGGAAGGTGCAACTTCGCGATACACACCTATTTATAAATAAATGGATTTTAACATAGTAAACATTTAGAGAAGAGCATAAAAGATGAATACAAACGAGTATGACGTAACAGTAATAAAAGTCGTTGATGGAGATACAGTTGACGTAGATATCGATCTGGGTTTTGGAGTATGTTTAAAAGATGAGCGTGTTAGAATCATGGGCATCGATACTCCTGAGAGTCGCACCAGAGATAAGGTAGAAGACCTATTTGGAGAAGCTGCTAAAGCTAGACTTAAAGAGCTTATGAAGCATGGTGGTAAACTCATTACAACTGAGAATAAACACGGAGAGGATATGAAAGGTAAGTTTGGCCGAATCCTTGGAGACTTCAAAGTTGATTATAGCGGAGAAATGAAACGTGTTACAGAGATAATGGAACTAGAAGGTCATTGTGTACCTTACTTCGGCGGCAGCAAAGAAGAGACTCAAGCTGCTCATATAGTAAACCGCGAAAGACTATTAGCTGAGGGTATTGTCTCTCAAGAAGATTATGATAAAGCTGTAAAAAAGATGCAAAAGAAAGCTAATTAGTGAATAAGTTATGAACATCTTTCTAACAAAGGCTGCTGAGGAGTACCTTGGAACTGTGGGAGCTCCAAGGGTCTCCCTAGCTGTGAAGGGGGGAGGCTGTGCTGGCTTTCAATATGAATGGAGCCAGACTGATAAAGAGCCTACAATAGGAAACTTGTATATTGATCCTATGGCAGAGATGTTTTTGTTTGGATGTACTATTGATTATGTAAAAGAGCTTGGAGGATCCTATCTTAAGATAGGTAATCCGAACGCAACAGCTAACTGCGGTTGTGGAGAATCTTTTGGAGTTTAATTAATTTAGTAGTTGCACTTATAAGAGAACACTATATAATACATTATAGATGATGTGGAGGTGGGATAATGATCCTTGTAGATTATAGCGCTATTGCTATTAGTAATGTAGTAACTCAAAAATTGGATATTGAAGAAGATTTAATTCGTCATATGATCCTTAACAGTCTTAGAATGCATAGAGCTAAGCACCGAGAGAAGTTTGGTGAGCTTGTATTATGTATCGATGGTTCTAAGAACTGGCGTAAAGAGGTTTATCCTCAATACAAACATAAACGTAAAGATGCTCGTAAACAGTCTAAGATGGATTGGAGTGAAGTCTTTCGTATTATGAATATGATCAAAGAAGAGATCAAAGAGAACTTCCCATACAAAGTAGTTGAGGTAGATGAAGTAGAAGCTGATGATATGGTTGGCGTACTATGTGACTATACTCAGGAGTTTGGTCAGTATGAAGAGGTTATGATTATCTCTGGTGATAAAGACTTTGCTCAACTACAGAAGTATAAGAATATAAATCAGTACTCTCCTATAACAAGAAAGTATATCAAAGAGCCTACCCCTCGTAAACAGCTTATGGAGCTTATACTTAAAGGTGATACTGCTGATGGTGTGCCTAATGTGTTATCAGGAGACAATGTGTTTGTAGAAGGTGAACGTCAGACCCCTCTACGTAGAAATAAGATTGACGAACTAACTAACGATCCGAAAGCTCTTGGAGAAGAAGTTTATCGTAATTATTTACGTAATAAAAAGTTAATAGATTTAACTGAAACTCCAGAACCTCTAAAAGAAAAAATTATATATAACTATGAACAGCAAGACAAGACAGGTAATAAGAATAAAGTATTTCCATACCTAGTTGAAAAGCGATG